TTTGACCTGGCACATCGCCGCGCATATATGCAGCAACGAAAGAAGCATAGTTAATTAAGTCAATCGCGGAGTCTTCAACAGATTCAAAGTTAGCTTTGCCACCATGTTCCATCTGCTCTAGTACAGAGACCATGCGAAGATATTTCGCATTCACAACATCAAGAATAGACCATACACCACGAGGATAGTAGTCGTTTTGCTCAATAGATGTTTGAGCACCATTATAGTCTTGGCCTTTCTTTTCTTGAAGTTCAGCTGCTTCAAGAAGAATATTTGCCGAGGGGCGGGAGAATTTATTTTCAGTCATACCATCCTAACGTTTCAGATTTTGAGAAATTTCGCATTATTTCAGCGAGCTTGGGGTGTTTTACTTTTTTTAAAAGAGTCATTTTTTCAATCGGCCAACATGCCATAACCCGGCCGTCATCCATAGTTGAAGTAAATACGCTTCTACGGTCGGTGCATTCCCATACCATTATTGTATCACTTAAACTATATTCTATAAATATCAATCTGTCTACATAAAGACATTTTTTAAGATTATTTACTTTTGCTTTATTTACTGTAAAAGCATCTGATGGTCTATATCGTGATTGTGTTTTTAACTCTACAAATTTGCCATCTTTTTGAAGTAGGTCTTTTTCACCATCAAATTTGTATTCTGACAATAGTCCACCAAACAAAGCTTGATAGTATATTTCACCAATAGTTCCTAATACTTCTTGGCTAGTCATAGCGACATAATCTTTTTAAGAACTTGTTTGCTTTGTGTAGTATCAATTTTTACTGCATCATCATTAAAATAGTCCTGTGCAATATTCAATATTGTTTTAGCATATTCTATATCATCTGCATCCATTTGAAAATACCAGTCTCTTATAACTTCTTGTGAAGAGGTAAGTAAAAATGCTAGATTTTCTAGATCATGTTCGCTCATTGCGTTATTAGAACGAAGAGCATTTATAATGTTATTTGCTTTTTGTGGGTGCATGACACATTCCGATTTGGAGTTTAATTATACAACAAGTTTGAATTAATGTACATAGGAACTAAAGTGATCAGTTTACTCGTGAGGTCTTGTAGGCATAAGAGATGGCCCGAGCAGCTTCAGTCGACAACGGCCGCTTTTGATATCTATTGCTGGTTTCTCTATCAAGCTGAAGAATCATCTGGGTGATCTCGTATTCATTGATGGGGTAGCCTCTGTTAATCGCGTTGCATGCAATAGAAGTCATAATGCGATAGATCATAGAGTATCTACCTGAACCATCTTGAGACGAGATGTCCTTATACTCACTGATGAGTTTACGATTTACAAATGGGCAATCTGTGTAAGATGTCCAGTTAAACTTTTCAACATTTCCCATAAGATTGTTTTCTCTTTTCGCCATCAACTGTTTTCTGAATTCTTCTGGAATCTGGTCTACAAACGATATTTGTTTAGCTTCTTTGAATTCGTGCTTCGACATCATTACATTTGGATCAATGTAATTGCCAGTATTAGTGAAGATAAAATTGTTAGCGCCAGGATATTGCGCAGGGACGTAATACATTCTGCTGAGGTCTTTAGTTTGTCGATCTCCCATTGAGTCAAATTCCGAATTGAGAGCCCACCAGAAGTGTCTGATTTTACTTTCAGGAACAGGCTCTGTAAGTGGGAAGACAAGTCGGAACTTTGGCCGTGCAACAGTGCTGCTCGCAGTAGAATAACAAATGTAATACCACTCACCAAACCTAGTATGAAGCTCATTTTCTAAATCACCTTTAAAGACGTGGTTGTCCACATCCATTGCTGCCCAACCAGCCCATTCAATTACATTAGCATTAGCTCTGGTAGTATTTTCTTTGTAGACTGCTGGAGAAATGAGAGGAGAAGGATGAACACCCTTTGGAGTGCGAACATCCTTCTTTGCTTTGTATCCCTTCAAAGTAGAGAGGTGATACAAAGACTTTTCGAATTTTTCAAAGCAATCAAATTCTACCTTTGTCTCAGTGCTGTTATCAAAGATCGATTTGAAAACCGTGAATCCAATCATTAGAAAACCTCTTTAAACAATCCAATATTATCAGCATGAGATGGCGCAGTCCATCCTTCTGGCTTAATCAAGTCAGGTAGTCCTAGTGGATTAGGACGAGATGCTTTGATACCAACTTCTTTTTGCATGTTCTTTTCATGCACTGCACACCACGCTTTATATGCATCAACTCGGAAAGCATCTAGTGTACCAATAGCAACCACACAGAGATCGATCAACGCATCAACAGCATCATCACCATTATCTGCATCTAGCAATTCATCTATTTCCTCTTGCAAGAACTTAATACGAAATTCTAGAAATGCTTTTAGTTTAACATTGTCAAGCTTTTCAATAGATGCATGCACACCATATTTGTCATGCATCGCAGCAATATCTTCAACCCAATTTGTACTCATAATTTCTCCTAAAAATATATTTTACAACATCCACGATTAAAAGTTAAATCCTTCACCCACAGATTTCATCCTTTTACCAAATGATGTTTTGTCAAATGCTGGACCAGTGTCTTGACCAGAATCAGCAATGTTTGCTTGCGCAGAATTCTCCACATCAAACAGTTTCATCCTAGCACGATCAACCCCAATAACAAACCGCTTGTAATACGACGGATCGTTGTAACGATTCTTGAGTTGTTTAACCATGATTTGCCCCAATGCTTCCAGTTCTTCAGTGCTAATGAGAGCAAACATAAAGTCAACAGTTGCGGGAAGACCAAAGGATTCAGAAGTATCGGTAAGACCGACGTCACTATTGTCATAACCACCTCGAGTAGTTTGTGTTGCAGATAAGATTGGAACGTTATTTACAACGGCCATGCCACGAAGTTCTTCCGCAATTGACTTAATGTATGTGTATGAATTAACACCAGCACCTTGCTTAATACGAGAAGAAGCACAGATGTTCAAGTAATCGATACAAATTAAGTCAGGAATAAAGTTACGTTTGATTTTAAGTTCTTCGATAAGAGCTTGGAAGTGTCCTGCATGAGCCGAAGCTGTAGGGTATTCCTTAACAATCAACTTGCCTTTAGTTTTCTTAAGAATACGTTCAAACCTAGTATCGTAAATGTCTTTACTTACAGTACCAAGTTCTTCCATAGTCATATTCATCAGGTTTGCATCAATACGTTCTGCAATACGTTCCTCGGCCATTTCCAAAGTAATATACAGAACGTTCTTACCTTGAGTAATAGCAGCAGCCGAAACATGACACATAAACAGCGACTTACCAACACCAGTGCCAGCAAGAGCAACATTAAGAGTCTTTCTTGGTAGACCACCCTTGGTAATCTTATTCATCATGTCTAGATCGAATGGAACTTTTTCTTCAACTCGATTGTAGAACTCATAACGATCAGCAAAGTCTTGCAAGTAATCATGGCCAATTGCAGAGTCAAATGACACAGCAAGAGCAGCAGACAAAATAGAAGGAATAGAATCTTCGCTTCTTACTTTGTCCTTGCCCTCAATGATTTGAATTGCATCGATGATAGCATTACGAACAGCTTTATCTTTGCAGAACTTTTCGGTGTTCTCAACCAACCAATCAACGTTATCAGTCTTGAATGTAAGTTCATTGATATACTTTTCAACACCTTCCATTTCAAAGTCACGCAAGTCTTTACGATTGCTTAGTTGAATAGCAAGTACCTCAAGAGAAGCTGGTTGATTATATTTGACGAAGAACGAAGTTAGTTCATCGCATACTACTTTTTCAAAATGATCGCTGAAATATTCGTTCTTCAAGAATGGAGTAATCTTACGAGCATACTCCTCATTATTAATTAAGTTAGAAAGAATAGTTGTTTCAATTTTCATTAGGTATTAGTCCTAGGTGATCTTTTTCAAGTCCGTAATAAAGCAGTTGTGCTAAGAAGTCGCCAAGTTCAGCTTCAAATTCTAGCTTATCATATTCATGAATATGCTTTGGCTTTTCATGAATATCATACGTGAATTTTATTCGTAGCTTATCATTCTCGGCGTCCTCCTCAAATTGTACACTACTATAGGAAAATATGATACCGCCATATTTGCCATCAATCCAAACTAAAGCATGAAGCTCTGTGTCTTCATGCTTTCCAAGAACTTTATGTTTCCTCAGATTCGATAGTCGCATATGTATCCATTTCGCTTAAAATTTCATGGTCACTGATGATTTCACCATGTGACACTTGATAACGCTCTTTAACCCAGTTTCTGAATGATGCATCTGTTAGAATAGGACCCCAGAATTCTTTTGATTCAGTATCCTTAATGCGCCATTTCTTATCTTCCACTTCACCAGTCGATTGATCCACTTTTGCGTACCAACCATTGCTTGGCTTAACAACATGCTTAGATTCAAGCGCCATGTCAAGAAGACCAGACCATTTGCTAAGGCCACCTTCAAACTTAACACAGACTGGAATCTTAGACTTTTCACGAACATAACGAGATTTCTCAACGTTGATAATAAAGTTGTAACCAATGATGTCGGTGCCATCTTTCTCTTGCTGACGACCAAGAATGTAGATGTTATCCGCGGAAAGATAAACACCAGTTCCACCCGACACGATAGCTTTTGGATACAATCCTTGTTCCATGTAGATGTGATTCACCGCAACCATTGGAATGTCTAGACGATTCAAGTAAGGAGTAATCATACGGAAGATAGACTTCATCTGCTTAGCACGACTCATATCAGCAACAGACTTACCTTCAATAGCATCGTCCATTTCTTTCTTAGACGACATGTTACCCAACGAGTCTACAACAAAGATAACTCGGTCACCGCGATCAAGACCTTCAAGCTGTTTGATAACATCGAACTTGAATTCTTCCATGTTCATCACCGGCACGTGAAGAATACGAGAGGTGTCGATTTGAAGCGATGTAAAATACGCTGCAGGAGTACCAAACTCGCAATCATAGAAAATCATAACTGCTTCTGGATATTTGTCCATGTAAGACTTAGCCATGATCAGCGAGAACATAGACTTAAAGTGCTTTGATGGACCGCACCACAATGTAAGACCAGGAACAAATCCACCATCAAGTTCGCCTGACAGCGCAACGTTCATCGCGGGGATCGCGGTTTGAATCATATCCTTCTTAGTGAAGAACTTGCTTTGCGATAGAATAGCAGCGTCTTTAATTGTGCTAGCTTTTCTGATTTTTTCAAGAATACTCATTTAGTTCCTTATTTGTAGTGGGCATATGTAGATAAAATATATTTTGGTCCGCTGATTGGTTTACATCCTCTATGCGGAAACATCCACATCGGCGGGAATAGTACTATTGTACCACGCTTTGGTTTAATAGTAAACAGTGAATTGTCAAATTGAAATTGTGTCTCACCTCCATCTTCAACGTCATTAAGATAGAAAAACATTACAACAAATCTACGCGCAGATGCATAGTCACCAACATCACTATGCCAACCAAATTGATCGTGACTATTATCGTTGTATTTTTTTATTCTAAGATTTTCAAATCCAACTTCGTCTGGAAAGAATGTTCCAACATCTTTTTTATATTGAGCAAAAACTTGTTGTGCTACATTATAGATAGGCATTACATAATTCTTAAATTCAGGAATGTGTGTTATGTCAGCTTCTAAAAAGCTTCTATAGTCTTCAGTCCACCGATGTTCTGAATGTCTATACCACGGGTTTGATGTTGGAGTATTCTTTTCGAATATTTCAATCAAGTCAGAACATACTTCTGGGTCTAGTGCATCATAAGTTTTAACGTAATCTGATAGCAATCTCATCCGAAAAAATCCTCAAGCGATGGTTCATCTTCTGCTTTCCAGCCAATAGAATCAAGAATCAGTTTAGCGGGATCAAGAAAAGCTTTATTGAACTGTGTGTCATTGTCTACGTAACGATGAATATCAAATTCACGTGGAAGAACATTTTGAAATGCAATCACATCTTCACGTAGAGGATTACGCGGATTCAGGTAAACATATTTAATCTTTTCACCATCGCGAATTGGAGCAATGTTTTTCAGGCCATGTCTTTCTAATAAGTGATTATGCAAGATTGCTGCGCGCGAGTTGATTGGTGTACCCTTTTTGTAAATAGTCTTTTTATCGACATACTTCTTAACATTACTTACACCACGAGGAAAGGCTTTGTCTTCAACAGGCATTTCATTGAATTCATTTCTAAAGTTTGCAATAAACTTTTGAGTTTGTTCTTGGGTGCCTTCAATTAAGATGTTGAACAGCTTCTTAAATGCAACGCGACAGACTGCAGGTGTAGAAGACTTAATAGCTTCAATGCCCATGATTTTAAGCTTTGGCTTAGTATAACGAACACCTTCATTGTCCCACACATTAAGAATGTAACGCTTCTTAGCAGACCAGATACCACGATCAGCAATGCTTTCACGCTTCATACTGATACGATGCTTATAAGCTCCACAGTTTTCTTTCAACTCTTTGAACGCAACATCAAGAACATCCGTCTCGATATGAGCGCAGACTTTATCGAGAAAGTCGACCTTCTTGTTCTTTTCAGCATCAGGCATAACTTGATTAACAAGGTCACCCAACTTAGTGTAGACAGAATCAGTATCAATAGCAATAACATAGTCGGTATTCGTTTTTAGAGTCTTATTGAGGAATGCATTAACATGCAACTCAGCCCACTTGATAATGAACTGACCAGTCATGGTAATACCTTCCGCGATTTCCATACGGAAGTAACGGAAGTAGCGATTGCCAAGTGCACCATAAAGAGAATTCAAAAGAAGCTTGACTGCCATTTGCTGGTTTTCAAATGTGCCAATGTCGCGTTCGATTCTATAAACTTCAGCCTTATTAGACTTATCAACCTTTTCAAGTTCTTTCTTAGAATCAAGCATTTTCTTTTTGATTGCAACCCGCTCATCATACATCTGCTCAATAATCTTCGGCATGAATCCCTGATTGGTGTTATCAAAGTATTGACCGGTTGCAGCCATAGACTTATTAGTGTATGGATTCTTATAAGCATTTAAACAGCGATCGACTGTCATGTTAGGTTCAACATCGCCAGCAAGAATAGTTTCAGGCGACATATTCCATTGCACAATAATGTTAGGATACAGTGAGTTAACGTCAAATGATGCTACCCAGTCATGAACTCCACATTGTGGTTCTTTAACATAACCACCTTCATAGTCAGACTTAAAGCTGTTTGTATTTGGAGGAACAATGATGTCTTGTGATAGCAATTCACGATAGATCAATGAATCCCATATGCCCACTGTACCAAACGTATCAGTATAGTTCACACCAGCTTTGTAAGACATGGTGAAACATAACATCATAAGACCTATCTTATCGTCGATACGACTAACAAGATTAACGTCACGAATGTTATAGTCAATAAACTTTTGATGATTTTCTTTGTACAGAGTAAAAAGATTTCCATACTCGTCATATGATAGCTTTTCTTCGCCAAGCACAGTGTTAGCGATATGATTCAGTGAATAAGATTCTTGTGGACCAAACGAGTGGCCGAACTTGATAAACAAGTCCATGTAGTCAACCTGTGCAATACCCATGATGTCATAAATCTGCACTTGGCCTTTTCGCATTGACACCATCTTTTCTTGAACGCTGCCCCACGGAGAAAGTTTCTTTACAGCATCTTCACCGAGGATTCGATTCACGCGGTTAACGATGTAAGGAATATCGAATGTACGAATGTTCCAACCAGTTACTACGTCAGGACAGGTGAATTCATTAGACCAGAATTCGACAAACATCTTAAGTAGCGAGTACTCATCTTTGCATTGGGTGTACCTAATAACGCAGTCTTTAATCTTTTCATCGCGCTTGTCAACATCATAAGCGTCACAACCCCACGAGAAGTAGACGTCAAGAACACTATCATGAACAGTGATTGCGGTAATTGGATGTGCTGCTT